GATCTTATGATAGCTCACCCACCTTGTACACATCTTGCAGTTAGTGGTGCTAGATGGTTTACAGAGGGAAAGAAACCTTGGTCATTACAAGAAGAGGCATTAGATTTTGTAAGAAAATTGTTAAACGCACCCATAGATAAGATAGCACTAGAAAACCCGGTTAGTGTCATTTCTACAAAAATTAGAAAACCAAATCAAATAATACAACCTTTTCAATTTGGTCATAATGTATCTAAAAAAACTTGTTTATGGTTAAAAAATTTACCTAATTTAAAACCAACAAAAATTGTAAAACCTGATATTGTTTTAGTTAATGGTAAGAAGATGAGCAAGATGCACTATGAGTCTTTTAAACTACCATCAAAAGAAAGAAGTAAAGTAAGAAGTAAATTTTATACCGGTATTGCAGAAGCTATGGCAGATCAATGGGGTGGTGATGGCTAGATGGACTTTTGCATTTAGCAATGGACTATATAACGATTGGCATAGGAAATATGACAATATTGCCATGATTGATATTGATAGTATTGAATGTTGTCCTCATTGCTACGAGCCACTTGCTATTCTTGAGACTTGTTATGACAAAGGACAGAAATATAAGGCTACCACCTTGGTAAACATAGTCGCTAGTCGCTTAAATATACCCTGTTTTTTGGTGTTCTATAAAAATTTGACCCCAACTACCCTAACCTTTAGGATCAAGCGTATAACAAGCTCTCAGACAGAGTTTGAGGTAATGAACGAGCAACAATGGGTGTCAATCTTGCTAGACCTACAAGCCAATCACAAAAAGGTATGTAAATATGCTAAAGACTAGGGGTTTTCTTCACTTAACTTATAAATTGTATCATCATTTAGACAAATTAGGCGAAAAAAAGGCGACTTGTTTATGTGTTTATCTTGGTCTGCTTAAATATGCCTGGAAGAAAAACAATTATACTTGCCACATACGACACGCTACTTTGGAAAAAGACACGCAACTTTCACGACCCACTATTAAGCGTTGTTTAGATACTTTAGAGAAGATGAATGTAATAAAAACTGTAAGAGGTAAATCTGGTAAGACCTATGTTATAAATGATAAGTTTTTAAAGGAAGAAAAAGCCATGATAGTAAATAATGAGCTATCTAATGTAAATAAAAGAGCTATATTAGAAGAAGAAACATATCAATATAATACTATTGATAAAATTATAAGTAATAATAGAGGTAATCTTGATAACATATTAGACGATCTCGCTACCCTCCCTGCCGAAACCCTTAAATCAGATACTAAGAATGTCTATTATTGTAGACTAGCTATTGAGAGAAAAGAGGAACTAGCTCGTCAAAAAAATTTAGTAGATCCCAAGATAATACAAAGGGAACTAAAGAAAATTACAAAGGAAAAGAACTTCGCATACAAAAGAAAGAAAGAATATAATATAAAACATGGAATAAAACCTTGGGAAAAATAAAGATACAATGTGAAGCTATAGCTCGTCATTCTGGTAAAAGATGTAGGTGTAAAGGATACTTCACTCCAACGTCAAGACGTATGCTCTGTACCTATCACAAAGCTAGTAAATCCTGGAACCATAAGACCAGAAAATATATGGGGTTATACAGAAACAATAGAATAGATATACAATCCAAGATTAATATGTTAAAAAACTTAAAAAATTTTAAGTCCAAATCAGAAGATGAAATCAAAAGATATATCCAAGACCAAGAACAACAGTCTAAGTCTATCCGATACAGAACTAAATACTATAATAGATCGTATAGTAGATGGCGAAACAATGTTCGAGTTGGCAAAAGATTTACAGATCAAATTGACAACGCTATACAAATACTTGGATCAAAATCCAAAGACAAAAGAGAGATTTGAACTAGCACAAGAACGAGGGATTAAGACTTTAGTTGAGAAGATGTTAGTCTTATTTAATAATGATAACCCAGATGTTGATCCAAATATGCTTGTCTTTATTAGAGAGAGAGCTAATTATTTAAAGTGGTTAGCTCCAAGAGTATCTTCTTTGTTTACTGAGAAACAAAAGATTGATGTTAAATCAGATAGTAATATTAGAATTTCTTGGGAAGATAATCAGGATAATTTGATTGATGTTTCTGCTGATACAATCTCTGATACTTCTGATAGTAAAGACCTTTAACACTTAAAATATTTAAAAGAGTCAGCTTTGCTAACTCCCTTAAATTTTGTTGTGTTAGTTGTTTATTCATCTAAAAAATTATAGCTCCAAGAATAAAACTAGCAACAGCAATTACTATTTCTGTTCTATATAGTAAGCTCCAAGCTAATAGATCCTGCTGCCATTTTTTATTATTGATTGTTATTTGCTTACCAAATAATTTAATAATCATTGATCCTCGCTTTCTATTTTTTCTAATCTTTTATCTATTTTATATAAATCTTCTTCATATAAATCTATAGCAAGTTCTAAATTTCTTAATTTTTGTTGCAGCTCTAAAACTTTAGAATTTATATTATTTGTTTCTTCTACTTTCATATCGCACCCCCTTTCAACTCAATTATTAATTGTTCTATTTGTGGTCCATGTTTTAAACCTAGATATATTAAATAAAACATACCCAGGAATAAAACATAATCTAAAAAGTTAAGTAAGTTTTTAATCATGCGACCTCTTCTAATTGATTTCTATAATCTGATACTATTTCCTCACCAATTATATAAACATACATATTAACAACCTTTTCTGGATCGCTAAAATCAGTATTTACTTCACCAAAGTTGTCATTCTCGTATTGTTTAATTGTATCTATTATATTAAATACTTGATCACCTAACCATTTTTTAGCTTCATAAGTACCAATAATATAATAATCTGAATTAAAGCAATGATGATGTAAATCATCTATATTGTCAGTAATCCATTCTTTATCTTGATCCTCAATCCAATCCTCAAAATGAGATTTGATTTCATCATATTTATATTGTGTCATTGTTTCTCCTTTTATTTGTTTATAAGTTTATTAATTTAGGATCATTAAAATTAGGCATATCTCCCATTTTAAATGTAGCTACTCTAAACTTAACAAATCCTTTTTTGATTGCTAGTTTACGAGCTTTAGCTATGTCACTAGGATTATAAGAAGTATAAATAATATCCTCCATATAATCAGGTTGATTTATCTTTAAACCATAAAGAATAAATTGTGTTTTCATTGTTTCCTCTTTTATTTGTTAATATCCAATTCGTATAATAGTATATATATGAAATATATATGACAGATTGACGCATGATAGTTTATAATGATTCTAATGTAATTTAATTTAAAAAAATACTTGTAATTATATAAAATGGATATATAAAGAGATTAAACAAATAAACAAAGAGGTAAAACAAATGGGTACAATATCAGTTCAATACGATAAAAAACCATCGGTAGTTGATGCGTTTAAAATGGATATGTCATTGCCAATTATTGATTTTAATGTTGAGCATGTTGAAGGTAAAGAATATGCAATATATTCTGCATGTAAATATAAGGATCAAGTAATAGCTGTAATTGGATTAATAAGATATGACTATTTAAACAAAGAAGTGTTTATAAAAATAATGGATGAAACAGTTGGACCATATTATTATGATATGAAAAAAACTGTATTTGATAAACTTACGCCAATTAAAGAGAAATCATTTGCTAGTGAATGGAGAAAAAAAGTACAATCAAAGTTTAATTAAATAATAATAAACAAATCAAACGCCAGTAATTAATTTTATTGGCGTTTTTTTTGTGCGATCCTGGAATAATAATTGATAATATAATTAGTAATAGATCTTGCTATTCTTTTATCAAGCGCAACGCCACACTTTAGCGTTATAACTTCGGTCAACAATATTGACCTATCTCTTTCCGATAATTAATAGTTATAGGAATTTATATTGATAATCATAAATTATCATTAGTAATATTGTAGAGCTTAACCTACATTTTTGACATTACATATAGGGGTATACCCCACAACGCAGTCGCAGTTTATTATATATATATACATGGGACTCGAGGACACCCTTACACACACCCACATCTTCATCTTGCCAGACCACCAATAATAAACTAGATATAGTATATGAAGCCTTTTGACTTAGAAGATATAGAATCAGTTGCTTATGTTGATAAAGATAACAATGATGTTATAATTAAGTTTGTAGGTTTTCCAACAGAGATAGCTTCGCAGCTATTTATTACTTATGCTATGTTTTGTATTGGCTTTGACTTTGAACCTGTAGATAGTATGCCTAGCAAGAAGATACACTAGATATGGCTAAAAATTTAAAAGTAATACCTTTATCTTTGAAAGAAGCTAATCAATTTGTAACAAAACATCATAGACATAATAAAAATTGTAGAGGTCATAAGTTTAGCATAGGTGCAGAATATCAAGGCAAATTAGTAGGGGTCGCTATAGTTGGTAGACCTGTTGCTAGAAAATTAGATAATAGATTTACTTTAGAAATAAATCGTAATTGTGTTTTAGATGATGCACCAAAAGGAACTTGTAGTTTTTTATATGCAAAAGCTATTAAGATTTGGCAAAGTATGGGTGGTAAAAAGATCATTACATATACACTTACAACTGAAAGCGGATCATCTTTAAAAGCTGTAAATTTTAATAATGAAACAAAAGTACAAACATTTAAAAAAAATACTGGTTGGACTACTAGAGCTAATAGAGTTTGGCAAGAGGTACAAGCAATACCTAGAATAAGATGGGGTAAACAATTATAATGGATATTAAAATACCCTACACACCAAGAAAGCACCAAGCATATCTACATAAAAAAATATCAGAGAACAGATGGAATGTATTGGTTTGTCATAGAAGGTTTGGCAAAACAGTATGTATGATCAATCATTTAATTAGGTCAGCATTGCTGTCCAAAAACAAGAACCCTAGGTATGCCTATATAGCACCCACCTTTAAACAAGCAAAGTCTATTGCATGGGATTACATGAAACAGTTTACAGCAAAGATACCTTATACAAAATTTAACGAAACAGAGTTGCGTGTGGACTTGCCGAATGGCAGCAGAATAACATTACTAGGTTCAGAGAACTCAGATGGCTTGAGAGGTATATACCTTGATGGTTGTGTGATTGATGAGTACGCAAATGTAAACGAAAGATTGTTTCCAGAAATAATTAGACCTGCACTATCAGATAGAAAAGGTTATTGTGTATTTATTGGTACACCTCAAGGCATGAACAATAACTTCTATCCCTCC